GTACGATGGCATGATGGCAGAAGCTTCCAAAATGAAGGAAGAAATGGATGCCATGTACAAGGAAATGAAAGGCAAAGTTGATGCTGCTGAAGGACGTGCTGATGCACTTACTGAAGAAGTAGACAGCCTTAAAGGTGAATTGTCCGAAGCGCAAAAAACGAATGTTGACAGCCTTGTTGAAGAGCGTATTGCGCTAATCGATAAAGCTCGTCCTTCTCTTGATGCTGCTTTTGATTTTACTGGCAAAACTGCTCGTGAAATCATGGAAACTTCCATCAAAGCCGTTCGTAGTGATGCTGATTTATCGGACCGTTCCGATGATTATGTAACTGCTATGTTCGACACCTTAGCTGAATCAACCTCCCGTGGTGATTCTGCTGCTACAGAAGAACTGCGTAAAGCTGTTGCTTCTCTTGTTTCTCCAATGTCTGCACCTTCGTCCTACATGGATAAATTGCAGAATGCTTGGAAATCCCCTCTCTCCGTCTCTAAGGAGCGCTGATCCATGGCTGTAACTTTTACCACGTCAGGGACTGCTTCTGCTGGTGGCGTGCAACAGAGCTATGCTCTCGTTCACGCATCACTCGTGGAAGGTCAACTCTCTGATATTCGCGACAATACCATTGGCACCTATGTCAACGAAACTGCAGTTGTACTGCCTTTCGGTGATGTACAAGTGTTCAACTCTGCTGGCACCGTAGCTAATTCTGCTAAGACCCTTTCAGCTAGTGGCGATACCGTTGTTGGTGTCAATGTTCTCACTTACGTTGATGAAACCGCTTTGAATGGCGATAGCCGTCCTGGCGTGAAAATTGACCAAGTGCTTAACGTTGCTAACGAAGGTGCAGTTGCTGTTTATGTGACTGGCGCCGTCACCCCTGCATCCCCTGTTCGTGTGTTGTTCTCAGCAAGTGGCACTGGTAAGGCTGGTCAATTCAGTCATGCTTTTGCTTCAGGTAAGACTTCCCGTCTTTCCAATGCTCGTTTCCTTTCTACTACCACTGGTAGTGGCTTGGCGATTCTGGAACTAAACGGACCAGGCTTTGTTCTTTCCGCTGATTCTTGATAGGAGGCCCTACTAATGTCTGATTTTCGTCTAGACGACGCGGGTCTGTTTCTTGAGCGTCAGCTTGAGTTCATCCGCCCTCAAGTATTTGAAACGGTTTATGCCGATATCAAATATCCAACCATCTTGCCTGTAACTAGCGAAGCTGGTCCTGGCGCACAAACTTTCACTTTCCGCATCATGAACTCCACTGGTGAGTTCAAATTGATTGCAGATGCTGCTGATGATTTGCCACGTGCAGACATTAGCCAAGTGGAAAAGAGCATCAACATTCGTTCTTTCGGTGGTAGCTTCGGTTATACCGTACAAGAATTACGTGCTGCTCAAATGGCTAATATTGCTCTTGAGCAACGTCGCGCCCAAGCAGTGCGTCGTGCTTATGAAGAGAAAGTGGAAGCTGTTGCCATGTTTGGCGAATCTTCTGTTGGCTTGGCTGGTTTCTTTAACAATGCAACTGTTGATGTAATTGCAGCCAACAAGTGGTTCACTGGCACTACTGCTAGTGGCACTGCTCAAGACATGCTGGAACTATTGAACTATGGCGTTTCTGCCATCATCAATGCTTCCAAGATGAAGGAGCAGCCCGACACCATCTTGATGGCTTACGAAGACTACAACGTAGTAAGCACCACTCGTAATTCCGATTCTTCGGACGTTACTGTGCTTGAGTATTTCCTTCGTACTAATCCTTACATCCGTAATATTGAGCCGATCAATCAACTGGATGAAGGTAATAGCGAATTGAATACTAATCGTATGGTGGTTTACAAGCGCGATCCTGAGAAAGTGCAACTGCATATTCCTCAGCCTCTCGAATTGTTCCCTCCTCAACAGCGCGGTCTTGAGTTCATTGTTCCTGCTCACGCTCGCGTGGGTGGTGTAGCACTGTACTTCCCTAAGAGCGTAATTTACGTTCAAGCTTCGGCTTGAGCCTAACCTAGCAATGGGCGTTAAGCTATCATCAGTTCTTCTGAACCTTTTAACATGTTGATTGCTTATCGCCCTGAGCTTGAAAATCCACCCCGCGAAGGTGGGTTTGGTATCATCACCGATGGTGGCATGATTCAACTTACTCCTGGCTTAAATCAGGATGTACCAGAATCACAATGGAGAATTGCCCAAGAAAATGCAATCGTAAAAAAATTGATTACTATTGGGGCCATTGAAGAAGTAAGGGAACGAGTGACTGTGGAAGCAATTCCGCAGGATGTAGAAACCCTTTCTAATCTTCCTATTATTGAAGCCTCACGAGTCATCGAAATAATCCATGACCTCGATCAACTCGCGGCATGGAAAAAGATTGAAGGGCGAGTGAGAGTACGTAATGGCATTGCTAAACGTCAGGAATCCATCAAAGCAGGCAAGGCATAGCCATGGCTGTTACGTATGCAGCATTCTTAGATCGTTTCCCTGAATTTACTCCTCATCCATCGGGGATCGTAAATGGGGCATTGCTCGAAGCTACTGCAGATGCATCAGCAGATGTATTCGGCAGTCAAGTAGACAGAGCAGTAAAACATTTAACAGCACATATCGTTGCCATTCAACTTGCACAAATGGGCGTTCAAATTGGCGCCACAGAAGGCAAGGTTTACGGTAAAGGACTGGAGGCCACGCAATATGGCCAAGAGTTTAAACGAATGCTTGGAACCGTCGCTGGCTCTCTTTCAATTGGTTTTGTTGCATGACCAACGTACTATTGCCATTAGCTAATGCCACTCTTGTGTGGTCCGTAGCTTCTGGTTATGTCGTTGATTCAAGCACTGGTAATTACGTTTCAACTGCTACTGGTGTTACTTATTACGCCACGTTACAGCAAAAACGTAATCCACAGTATGATTATTTGCTTGGTGCTGATAATACTGCTGTGTACATGGAGGGACGTTTGACTGGGCCTCTGGCTCTTTCTGGTATTACTCCTGGAAGTTCAGCTTCTGCCATAATCAATGGAAGGGAAGGACGATTTGAGCTATTGCCTAATGAACAAATTGCTGAACATTATTGGCAGTTTTTAGGCACACCAATCAGAGGAATCTTTAGACTGGTTGGTAAAGGAAGCGTACAGAACGTCTGACGCTTAACCACTTTCTCTTTCCCATTGTTGAGGCATTCTCATGCTCTACCATCCCACAGAACTGGTTAAGAGCCAAGACGTAATTGTACGTATTGGTTCTATTATCACCGCAAGCGGTCGTCCAGTTATCACTCAAAGTGGCGCTACTTTCACTGTATCTGGCGCTCCTACTCTTTTCACGCTGCAAGCAGCTACTACAGCTTCTGTTACTTTCAATGATACCAACACTGAGTTTAACTTACTTGGTGGCGGTGGCTTCTCTGATAGCGTAATTGTTACCAGTGCAGCAACAGCTTCTATCACTTCCTACTTCCAGAAGGATGTTGATGGCACGGTATTTGTTCCAAATAGTTTTGATGAAGCATTCCAAGTGATTGCTGCTAATCGCTATGACAAAGACGCGGAAGTGTACGTTGAAATCAACAAGCAACTTGGCGTTAGTGGCACCACTTACTTCTACGACCGCGTAGCTTATGTTGGTCGTGTTATGAGCTACAGCGAAAGCTATCCTGCTGATAACTTAGTTGAAGTGACCTTTGATCTTGTGAGCCGTGGTCGTATTGGTATCCACCAAAACGCCACTAACACTGGCAGCATCATCCCAACTGCTCCTAACTAAGCGCTCTTTCCATTGTTTTCTGCTAGCCTCTCCTTACGGGGAGGCTTTTTATTTTGAACATCAATCAACTTAGGGAAACAATTTACAAATTACTTTCAGCAGCTCCTGATCTAATTGGTTCTTACATATTTCCTGATAATACACAAGTACCAGCAATTTATGTAGTTGGACAAAAAGGTGTGCCAGCAGAATGGAAAGTTACTGGCATGGAAGTCACCATTAGGCAATATCCGGAATTATCGCCTGAAGCTGGTGTAGGAATGATAAGTGTATTACAACAATGGGAAGTAGTAATGACGCAATATAACCCTGATGGCAAGCAAATCGCAGAAGCAATGGATCGAATGGTGAGGCGATTCCCTGATGCCAGATTACGATTTACGCCTGGTGACGATGTGGCATATGAACGTTGCCGTTTTATTATTCCTGATATGACGATTCGTCGTATTTTTCCTGGTCCTTAACCATGGCAAGTCTTAGTGGTGGCAATCAGATTGAGCGGGCTTTAGTAAAAGCTTTTACAGACTGGACGGAGCGAGATATTAATGATGCTTTCTGGGACGATCAATTTAAAGAAGACAAGTGGGATCATAGTTCAGAAACAAGAAGAAAAAATGGTGACATAGTAGGATCGCCTCGCGATATTTATGATTTAGGAGAACTTTATAATAGTGGCAAAGAAAGTTACAAGTTAACAAGCTCCGCAGATAACGTAACAGCACGTTGGTATTGGGATGCTAAAAACAATAGTGGCAAAGAATATGCAGAATATGTGCATGAAGGCACAGGAACAAATGCAGGGTATCCCAGGAAATTCACTGATGATTTATCCATTGCATTCTCTTTCAGGAAGCCAGTAGCTAAAGCTTTTGCACTTAGAGTGCAAGCAGAATTAACGGCTCTCAATGCAAATTGATTACTTATGGAGCAAGGACGGGCGATGTCATGCCATTAATTGCTCTTACGTGGGAGCCAGCGTTGAAATAGGTATTCTTTGCCTTATGGCATTTCCTGAAGATGCCATTAGAATTTCAAACGAAGATCATTCTTTTCTTGTTGAAGTGCCTAAAGAATTTCGCTCCCAAAGCGAAAGAGTAAAGGTCTTCAATGCCACTTTAACCGTTCTAAATCATGAGCAAGTATAGCTTCCTACTTCAAAGCGAAGAGCCTGAATTTTTTGAACTCAGCCCCAAGTTGCGCCTAAGGCGACATGGCGGATGGTTAGTTGCAGAAGGTATTGAGCAAGAAGAACTTAGCAAGGTGCAAAGTCAAGCAACTATTCGTGCGGTGCAATTAGCAAAACGGATTGCCATTGCAAAAGATATTCCATTAGATGAAGCATTTGCTTTGCTGCAAGGCGGTGCTGATATGAGTGAAATGGAGCTATTAAATGATTTCACTGAGGAAACACTAGGGATGATCAATAGTAGTGGTGGCGTTGAACTAGGCAATGCTCGTATGGTGACAGTATTTATGCGTTGCAGGGGTGAAGGTTTGATGAGCGATGGGGAATGGCTGCCCCTTGATGATTGGTCCATTGAAGACACTAAATCAATGGGAAGGCGTTTAATTGCTAAAGGCATGGAATTTATAGCGAGTGAGCAAGAGGCTGAGACGAAAGAAGCAGGACAAGCAAAAAAAGCACCCCGCCGGACGAAGGAAGCTTTGCCGAGCGACTAGAGAAACAAGCCCGGCAATTTTTAAAAAACTTAACAAAATGGGATGAAATTTATTTTCGTCTTAATTCATCAGATTTTAATGATTGCCGATGGGAGGCGCATAATTTTGGTAAGCAGCGTGTAAAGGATGTTGTGACAGCATTGAAATGGCTGGAAAATCACGATATTACAAAATATAATATTAGTAGTATTGCAACAGCTAAGTTAGGGACTGTAGTTGTAGGAGCGCTAGGAGGGAAAAAGGCAAAGGTATCAGCAGATGATTTCTTACCGTTTGATACCAGAAGATTGAAGAAGCAAAATGGCATGACGGATGAAAGCTTGGGCGTACTGCAGCGTTTGATGCGCACCAGACGATTAGATGGTCGAGTTATTGCGTTATTAGCTGATGAACTAAAAACTGCTTCCACCCGTGAACCAAGTGGCGAGTAGCTATATTATGAATAATAGGGCTATTGTCGAATATGGCTGAATTAAGACTTGACGTAACGCTAAATCTAGCAGGATTTCGCGCACAGTTAGACAAGCTAGCTACAGAAGCAAGTACTCGTCTTTTTGGTGTCAAGTTATCAATAGACACAGTAGATTTTGAGAAACAATTAACAAATCTAGAAAAAATTAAACCAGTTATAACAATTAACGATAGTCAGCTTGATGCTGCAAAGAGAAGAATTGGTACGTTAAATAAAAGTTTAGCAACATTGCGTAGAGCAACTTCTACTCCCATTGAAATTAAAGTTAAATATGTAGAAGTTGGCAAACCACCTTCTGATGGGACCGCTCAGATAGGTCGAGCCGTTTCAGGAGGCGTAAGGGGCTCTCAAGCAATAGAAGGCTTGAGCAGGTCGCAATTACAAAGTGCTCGCAAAGCCATGGTGGGCGCTGGAATGTCTGTCGGCGAGATGGGAAATCTTGCTAAAGCATCAACAGATGAATATAAAAAATCAATTATTCAAGGTTTTACTAATAGTGGGCAAGAAGCAATTAATGGTTTTGCTGCTGGATTAAAGGATTCTTCATCAAAAATTGGGCAAGCTGCCGCCAAGGTGGGTGAAGAAGGCATTCGCGGTATCAAAGATGCACTTGGTATTGCATCTCCATCGAAAGTATTTAGGCAAATTGGTGAATTTAGCGTTGATGGTCTTGAACTTGGCTTTTTAAATGGATTAAAAGATTTTAAGAGTAAATCAATTTCAGAAGTTAGAACAATTGTTGCTTTATTGAAATTAGAGTTTGCCAAAATTAAAGATATAAGTGGGGCTGGTGTTGGTCCTACTACGGGGAGATTGCGTCAACAACTTGTCGGCAATCGCATGTATTCAGCTCCCATTGGCCCGCTACCTGTAGGATCCGAAGCTCCTTATGCTCGTGGGGATAGGGGCCAATTTGGATATTCAGGATATGAACCAAGAATGGTTTCACGTCTTCGTGGTACGCCTCCTATTGCTGATCCCAATAGTTTTCTGCAATTTTCCAGGAACGCTGCTCAAGTTCAACCGCTACCTGTGACTCAAGGGGGTTTCCGTGGTTTCTCTCAAAGAGCCACACAAGTTCAACAAGCCGCAGGTGGTGGTGCGGTCGGGGGAATGCCTGTTGGCGGTGGTGGCGCAGGTGGTGGTGGATTCCCTTCTGACGGGAGGATGCCGATAGGGAAACAAGGACCAGCAACTTTCATTGGCGCTGGCAGCCAAATGGAGAAATTTAAAACAGCATTAGATGTGTCTGCTGCATCCAGCCGAAACTTCAGTGCAAGTCAACTTCCGTTAATTGGCGGACTTAAAGGCATCGCGGGAGAACTTGGACAGGCGACTAAACAAGTATTGCTTTATGGCGCTGCATATAAAGGATTAAGCTTTATCATAAGCTTACCTGGCCAGCTTCTTAATGCAGCAAAAAGCCAACAGCAATTTACAAATGCATTAAAAGTTTCCACACAAGAAACTGGTACATTTGCAAAAGAAATGCTTTTTGTTGATAATGTTCAGCGAGCATTTGGCCTTAATTTAGAAACTACTAGAACTGGTTTTGTTAGGCTTTTTGCTTCAATGGCTCCAACAGGATTTGATTCCGGGTCCATTGAAAAACTCTTTACTGGCATTAGTGCTGCTACTGCGGCTTTACAACTAACGCCAGATAAAGCTGAGCGCGTTATTTATGCTTTCGGGCAAATGGCCAGTAAAGGCCAAATCATGGCAGAAGAACTCAAAGGACAATTAGGCGACGTGTTGCCTGGAGCGTTGGCAATTTTCGCTAAAGCCGCTGGGATGTCCGTGAAGGACTTTAGCAAAGCAATGGAGGATGGGGAATTTACTGGTAATCGCTTTAGAGAAGTATTTGCCAAGGTAAGTGATGAGCTGATCAATAGATTTGGCACTGGTGCTCAAATTGCTGGTAAATCATTACAAGGTCTGATTAATACTGTTGGCGGTGATTTTACTCGCACGTTAGAAAGTTTTGCGCCTTTGGCTGATTCGGCGGCTCAAGCAACATTAGGTCCACTATCAAGGATGCTCAGAGATGTTGGAATTGCAGCTCAAATTGCAATGGGAGAGGTAGGAAGGGTTCAAGCGCAAATAAAAGACGCAAAGCAAATTGTCGTGGATTTAAAAGTTGGCGGTGCTAAACCAGAGCAGATTAAAGCAGCAGAAAAAAATGTATTAGCACTGGAAATGCGTTATAAACAGCTAAATACAACCTTGCAAGATCCCGCAATGGTTCAAAGAGTAAATGATATACGAAATTTTACCACTGAGCTAGCAAAAGCTGGTACTTTTGTGATGAACTTGGCTGGCGTTATTGGCAACGTGCTAAGCCCGTTTCTTACTATTCTTGGCGGTAATTTTACATCTATAATTGGAAATCTTACACTTTTTGCTTTGGGCTTCACTGCTATAAGACTAGCAGCCCTATTATTTACGGGGACATTGGCGACTGTGAATACAGTGGTGGCGGCTAACGGAACTATTAGCATGGCAGCAGCGGTTAAAAGCACTTTATTGGCAGGCGCATTTAGGGTTGTTGGAGTACAAGCTACTGGTGCTCAAATTGCCACAATGGGATTTGGCACCGCAGTAAAAGGATTAATAGCCAGCACCGGCATTGGACTTTTAGTGGTTTTAGTGGGATCTCTTGCAACGGCATTCTTATCTATGAGAGATAGAGCTAAAGAAGCGGGAGAAGCTTCTAGGGATGCAATAAAAGAAGGAGCACATGCCGCTGCTATGGGCCAAGTGCTTCCAGTGACAGCTCAATTAAATCAAGAATTGGCTAAAAATAGAGTTGTGTCGGAAGGACTTAAAACTCTTGAGCGTATACATGACACTAACAAGGCAATCATGAGAGGTGGAGGTAGGCCAATAATTTCCACTAGTGACATGGCATCATTGAAGGGTGCGGCGGAATATTCCAATGAAATTGCTGGAATTATTTCTGGCAATCAACTCAAAAAAGGAGGAAAAGGATTTGAGATTCAAGCATTCTTGATGCCACAATTGTCCCAAGCACGAGAGCAGGCTGGGCAAATTTCAGCCGAAACACGCAAGTCTTCAATTCTTTTAAAAGAACAGCAGCAACAGGCATTGCGTAACGCAAAACGGCTTGGACTAAATGATCCCACGTTAGGTACAGGAACCAACGAAGGAGAAACAGAAGAGGAGAAGAGAAAGAGGGAGCAAGAAAAAAAACTAGAAGATACACGTGCAAATAGGCAAAGTCAGTTAGATCAAGAAGCAGCAAACCGTCAAATTGCTCTTGATCAAAGCAGTTTTGATAGTCGATTAAGAATGAGTGATGCTGAATATGATCACAAGAGAGCATTACAAGATGACTATTTTGCACGTGAAATATCAGGGCTTGATTCCATTGAAGCTCGTCAAAAGAAACATCAGCAAGATTTAAAAGCAATTGAAGATCGTCGTATTGATAGCATTAGAAAAGCAGAATTAGATGCAGTTAAAGCTGTTCAAGATTTAAGGTCAGCAACTGTAAAAGCAGGGAAGCCCGTCAGTGGTGGCCTTGGATCCGTGAATCCTGCCAAGGGATCTAAATTCCAAGGTTTCGAGGTAACAGGTCTACCAGGCGAATCTCGTGCGTACCGCAATGGTACTCACGAAGGTTTTGATTTTGCAACGCCTATTGGCACTGCACTTTCTTATTCCATTGGAGGTATAGTAAAAAGCATTGACAAGGTTGGAAGGGGCAAAGCAGGCAAAACGATTGAAGTAATGCTTAACAATGGTATTACTGGCATGTCGATGCATTTAAGTGAAGTGTTGTTAGCTGCTGGACAGAGCTTTGAGGCAAATCAAATTATTGCGAAGACAGGTGATACAGGAGCTGGTCCAGCTCACCTTCATCAAGAAAGCGCTCCACATGGTTACCGCAGCGGACAGGCGGGAGCTTCGCTTGCCTACTTGAATGTGGGCTCAGGTGGCCCCAGACCCAAGTCTAGATCTGTTGATACCAACACAAGGCCAGGCGAATATGCTATGGGGCGTCGTGAAGATAAAGCTGAAGGTAACCTCGCAGTAGAGCAACAAGATGCGCAAAATCGTGCATTAGAAAAATCGATAATACTTAGAAATGAAAATGATTTAGCTCTTCAACGAACTATCACTTCAGTAAAACAAAACATAGATTCTATTTTCCCCGTAAAAGAACAAAAATTAGAAAATGATTTGCTTGAGCTACGCAATAACCTTGAGTCCAAAGGAGCATCAAAACAAATGATTGACATGGAAGTTGCAAAGGCAAAAGCAATAAAAGAAAGCGCCTTAGCCATGAAGACTTACACTGATAAAATTACAGAAAATGAAACAAGTTTAAAAGAATACAATAAGATAAAAACGCCAACAGAAAAAGAAAAGGAACAAATAAAATTCTTAACAGACCAGATCGCAGTATATAAAGCTATTCTTGCTGGTCTCCCAAAATTACAAGCTGAGTTTAACAATGAACTAGCTCGAACCGCAAAATTAACGACGGAAACTTCATTTAAATCAGCAATAACTTCATTGAAAGATCGAATGAAAATGGCACAAGCGTTTACTTCAGACCAAGAGCTTAAAACGCAAATTTCATTAGATTATCGTGATTCAAGCCCAGAGAAACAACAAGAAATTTATGATTTAACAAAAGTTGCAAGAAATTTAGAAGATACTAAAGCCCTAATTGGTAATTTCGTTAGCAGCACTTTAAGCGATTACAAGGGCTTCTTGAAAGCTGTGATTTCAGGCGAAGATGCAGTGGATGCATTGCAAAAATTCCAAGAAGGTTTAACTGATAAAGTACTAACAATTTTCCTTGATTTTGCCATGGCTCCTGTAGAGGAAGTAATGAAAAAATCATTAGGAGGATTGTTTGCGCGTAAGGCTGATATACCTAAGGTGAATGAAGCTGAAGTGCCTGTAGTCGCCAATACAACTGCCACTGATGCGAATACAGAAGCTATTAAGGCCAACACAAGCGCTCTTGGTGGTAAAGTTTCAGGAAAAGAAGTCGATCCAATGTCTTTAGAAGACTTTAGTAAAGGTGTACCAATTAAAACGGAACCATTTGTATCTTCTGAAAGTGCTTTTGCAGACTTTAACACTAAAGATATGTTTACTGGTCTTAACACTGAAGGTATGTTTAGTGGTCTTAATGAACAAATTAGAGCAGGTTTAGCTGAAATTCCTTCTTCTTTAGATGAAGCAACTGCTAATTTACAAATATCTTCCGAACCTTTTCAGCAAGCTTTAATAGTTGATTTACCCAATACAATTACTGCTGCTGGCAAGGATGTTAAAACTCAAGGAGCTACATTTGGTGAAGGTTTAACTAGTTTTGTTGGGGGGATTGGTGCAGCAGCCGCAGGTATTGCTGGGATTGCTGCTGGTATCAGTCAAATCGGTAAAGGAGGTACTTCTAATGTCTTGGGTGGTATTGGTTCTATCTTGATGGGTGCAGGTGGCGCTATTGGTGGATTTGGTAAAATATTTGGTTTTGCTGATGGTGGGATGGTATCGGGGCCTACACTTGGTATGGTTGGCGAGGGTAAGTATAACGAAGCCATTGTTCCTCTACCTAATGGGAGGTCTATTCCTGTACAATTTAATCAAGAGTCATCATTAAGAAGTGCTATGGGGAATAATAATAGTAATAATAATTCTGTATCACCAGTGCTTAGCATGAGCTTTGAAACTACAAGGTTTGGCAATACCGATTATGTTAGCCGTGAACAACTGGAAGCAGCAATGATGCAAACCAGAGCGGAAGCGACAAAAGCAGGCGCTAGACGTGGTATGACCATGACATTAGATAAACTACAACAATCACCATCCACCCGTAGCAGAGTAGGTTTAGGCTAATGGCTGCTTTCCCTTCTTTTACACCAAGCCAACGCAACTTCACGCCAGGCATTTATCCGCAACGTTCCTATCGTTCATTGTCAGGGGTGGTAACCAAACGCACATTTGGTAATGCACCAAGCCAATCAACACTAGATATGAGTTTTGATAATGTAGCTGACTCAACTGCTACCGCGATCATTAATCATTATCGCAACCAAACCGCAATTAATAAAAGATTTCAGCTATCCGCAACAACGATGGGCGGCATGGATTCAGGTTTAGTTAGCATTGCCAATGGTACGATTGATAATTTACGATTTGAATATAAAGATCCGCCATCAGTTCAATCAGTAAGGCCAGGTCGTTCAAGCATTAGCGTATCACTAATTGGCGAAATCCGTGATCCTAGGAGTGATGACTGATGGCACTTGATATCCGTATTGCACAGTTTTTTAAATTACAAGCAGCTAATGGTCAAGAACATTATTACCAGAATTATTTCGCTAATGAAACCATAAATTATGGCGGCAAATTATATAGCTTTGCACCATTCCGCGCTGAAGGAACAACAGCATCTTTAAACGGTGATAACAATGTGTTGCAAGTATTATTTCCCAATGTAGATTTTGCAGTGCAGTTACTTTATAGCAGCAATAGCAACCGCCTATCCGTGATGGAACTTACCACGCAATGGCTGACGGCTGAAAATGCTTATGCCGGAACAGCATTAACAGAATATTATATTGGTGTTGGTTCTTCTATTAGCGAAACTACTTTAGAGCTAAGATTTAGAAGTTCAATTGATAGCGTGTCGTCTAACTTCCCAAACCGTACATTAACCCGCGAACTGGCTGGTATATTACCATTAGATGCGCAACTGATTCTGCAATGAACATAACCACCAATGATTTAATCGGTTTGCAGTATGGCTGGGGATATGCACCAGGCGATGGTACGGGCATGACAGACTGCTTTCAGCTTGTATGTGAAATGCGTCGCCGTATGGGAATGAGCGACTATAGCGAGCGGTTTGAATGGGTGTATGACCAGTACACAGAAGATACATTCCGCAGACGATTGATACCACGATGGCTATTGCAGCATGGCACTAGACTAGGTGCACCACAAGTTGGGGCCGTATTGTTACTACCAGGACATGCAGGCGCTGCATTAGCAACAGTAGTAGCTGATGGTGCGTTATTCCTTGCACCTAGCGGTAATGTAGTACGAACCAAATGGCCTGTTGATATGGGCTATTGTTTCTGGATGAACTAATGCGTAAATTACTACCATACGAATACCAGCTAATCGAACAGCTAGGGATTAGTAAAGAAGAATATTTAGAATTTATTGCTGTACAAGCTGCATATAACGACCCCAAAATAGGCACTGTTCTTGATGCACGTGGTGAGGTAGTTAGTGCTGTTATAACTATTGTCGGTCTTATATTTTCAGTTGCCTCAACTTTACTGCGGCCAAAGCCTAAAATTACCACTCCGCAAGGAGTAGCAGTTGGCACTCCAGTTGGCGCACCAACAGAAGGTATCGGAGGTCAAGCGCAAACCCGTGAGCAACGATTCTCACCACGATTTGGTTTCAATGGACAGCAAGATTTAGCAAAATATGGTGACCCAATAAATTTAATCTATTGCAATACTGATATTAATCCTAAAGGTGCAGTACGTGCCGCCACATCATTAGTGTGGAGCGCTGTACGTAGTTATGGATCATCGCAATTTGTGCAGCTTTTATTGGTATTAGGTGCTGGGCGTATTGCAGGCATAAATGCCGATAAGTCAGCATTTGGGCAAGTTGCATTAGAAGATTTAGTAGCACAAAATAAATTCTTTTACCACAACAATCAAGGCACCGGTTTATTAACTTGGAACGATGAGGATTATGGTCGCGCATCATCAGATCCTACCTTTTACGGCGATGGGCTAAACAATCCTTACCGTTTACAACCATTGTCGGATGATACGCGAGTGGATGGATTTAGCCAGGCGTACAGCCCTGGCACCCAAAACGCATTTGGTGTTTATGGCATTGTGCCAATCAATACGCTTGTATATCAACGCAATGAAAACGGTGATAAAATATCGCAAGGAGTTGGTATTGTTTCAAACTATAGTTGGGCTCGCGGGGAAGCTTTAGCGCAAGATGCTGAAATAACAATAACAATAACAAATACAAAAGATGATAGATTAGGCCCTGAGGACTTTATGGGTCAAAACGACCTATTCCAGCAAGCCCAAGAAACAAGGCGCACATTAGCAACTGCATTTGATAGAAGCGGCATATTTAAATTGGGTTCTGCAATATTTAAGGTGACAGATATTGATGCAGGATCACCAGATGAGCAAGACATGCACATAAAATTAAGATGCACAGAAGCGGGTTATGCGCCGTATTCTGGTTATGGTGATGTAACATCACCAGCAGCAACCAATGGCAACGCAAGTCAAGTAAGAACCACTGATGCTTATGTAAATGCAGTAAAAATTTTAGATAAATTAGAGTTAGAGGATGATAGAATAGCAAGAAGAATAACAAGTCAGATAGATGGCGGGACATTTAATTATGAATATTTAGCTTATTCATTTGCAAATATAGTAGAGGGAACGCACCCACCGCAAAACACTGCCCCTGGAGCGGAGCAATGGGAATATACTGTAGAAGCAGTAAACAATGCTACCAGACTAACTAGCTCTGGAATTTATAAAGCAATATACGCTATAGCCCCAAGCGAAACTGGTGATGACGTGACATTTTTTACAGGGTATTACACTAAGCAAAGAGATATCACAGCAGATGAACGCAGCGCTTATTTTGTTTACAAGAATGCTGAATCTACCATAACTGGTCCCGAATCATTATTCTTTACTAAAGCTTTAGCGCGAGCAGAATTTGCATCATATCGCACAATTCAACAATGTAATATCGTTGACTTTGCTATTAAAAGCCGCATCTTCAAGCGTATATCAGGCAGACAAGAACGTTACGGCAGGAACAATCTCGGAGGCTATCCTATCAGTGACAACGGTATCAAAAACCGTGTTGCAATGTTTTTATTCAAGTATCGCAAAGCTGGAGAGCCTTCATTTGCAATAGCGCCATTAATTATTGCCGTAAGTCGCGCTGGTGATATTGATAATTTTAACTATATTAAATTTGCTAGCACACCAGCTATAGCGAATTATTGGGAATTTAAGCTGGAATCAATTGCTGAAACGTTTGCTGAGATCAAAAAATACCCTGAATTGCGGTTAGATAATGGATCCACAAACTTTTTATATTTAGAAAATTCACCAAATGCCGTGACGATTACCTTACCAAATGTAGGAACATTACAAGCAGCAGGTCGGTTAATTAATAGCTCGCAAGGCTTTCCACCATTGAATGAATCACCACGCAGCATTACGGAATGGGATTTATTTAATCTTGATGCTGACAGTCAATGCCAATTTTCGTTTGAAGCAGGCCCTGAATTTACGCTTACTTGCGTGACGGAACAACAAATACAATCATTTAGTGAATTTCCAAACTTATATAAAAACCTTAACATGGTGGGCCTTAATTTATATTCTGGTCGTAATTTACAAGATCTCCGCAGCTTTACTGCATTTGTAACTCATGGCCGAGTATCAACACGATTGGATCAGTCGGATGCTGTTGGCTGTGCAGCACATGCACCAGATATATTTTTAGATACTATCGTTGATGCAGAAGATGGTATTGGCAAATATGCCAAAATTGAAGGCATAGATTCTGTACAACTTGCAAAATCAAAACGGTTCTGCCGTGTAAATAAGTTATTTATGGATGGCATTATTGCTGATACTACTAACTGGCGACAGTTCTGGGTGGATGTTGCACCATTTAGTTTGCTGGAATTTGCACGTATCGGCGGCAGGGAAACATTAATCCCAGCCGTACCATACGATGAAAATACTGGCGCGATGAATCGCATTGTAAATGTAACTGCATTATTTAACCAAGGCAACATAATGGAAGGCAGCTATAAAGAAGAACATCTTGATTATGGCTCCAGTGTTCAAGATTTAATTGCAACCATTGTATATCGTGGTGCTGATGTAAATGGCACATTTTCAGCTAATCGCGCAATAGAAGTAAAGCTAACAAATACATCAGAAGTTGATGCAGTACGCGAAACCTTTTATGTTGCGCAGTTTGTTAGCACCAGAGAGCAGGCAATAATCTATGGCAAATTCCTATGTCAAATACGGCGACATATAAAGGTGGGCATTGAATTTAAGACATTTCCTACCATGGATCCTGTCAGCCCTGGTGCATTTATCTATGTTGATATTGGGCAGAATAGCTGGGATGGTATTCGCACAGGCATCATTGGCCCTGGCGGTGCATTGAATATCCCATTGGATAACTCGTTGATTGATGGCAGTTATGAATTTTTGCTATACCAAAGCGGCAAAGGAGTAATTTCAAGAACTGCTACTACTAGTAGTCTTTTTCCTGCCCCATCAATAAATTATGAATTGTTCTCTATTGCTCCTGCATTAGCTGACTTGGAGGGCTACCTATTTGTGCTTGGTCAGAAAACCACTACTAGACGTGTATTCCGAGTGACAGAGGTGGAGATGGATGAGGAAGGCGAGATCACGGTACGCGGTACAAACTACCCATGCACTAGCGATGGGTTATCAGAAATTGCAAATTTCAGCGATGGTATTTTTACTGTGACTGGTGCGCTAGATTAGGAGCATCGGCATTTAAGCTAATGGCATTTTATTCAGGACGTACAGGAGCGTTGTTCCTTATCCCAGATTCCGCTACATATACGACACAACCGGATTTTGGTACTGGCGCCAATGATGTAAACCGTGTATTCAAGATTCGTGACTGGAGCCTTGAAACATCGATGGAGCTATTGGAGACTACTACTATTGATACGGCTGTAAAAACTTACACCCCAGGCGTAGTTAGCTCAACAGGTAGTGCAACTGTATTGTATTACAGGGAAGAAGGTGGTGCCGCTGGTCGTCGTTTTGATGAGCTGTTATCAAAAGTAATGAAAACTACTTCTGCTGGTGTTACAGCATCAGATCGCGTGGTGCTTGGGCTTAGAGTTGGGAATACACCAGGCGCAGGTGTGGATATTAAAGACGATATTTCATTTATGGCTTTTATCACGTCTGCATCATTGCAAGTATCAACTGGTGAATTAACTAGTATTTCGATCAACTTTACAGTTGATGGGCAGTTCCTTGAAATTCCTGACGCATAGTCATGACTTATTTTTTAGGCCATTATGGCAAAGTAAAATTAGAACGCAAATCTGCCGAAGTATTTAGCGGCAAGATATCGCCAGCAGATATAAATGTAACATTAAACCGTTTTAGTTTTGATGAGTCCTTGGAAAACATAGTAACCGGGGATCAAATTACGATTACAACAACAGATAGCCGAGGGCTAGATTTTTTACCTGCTGCCACATGGATTGACGGCACAACCCAAAATAATATAAAAGCTTATATAAGTATAAACGCTCTAGGGGGCCTGCGTTTATTTGAAACATTTAGCTCTGCAATCAATAACATTAGGGCGGACGAGTATCAACTAGAGGCATTTACTGGTGACGCATTAAACATTGAAGTGCAAATAAGCGGGTCTATCGAGCGTGTGTTAGGTGATGTAACGGGCTTTACATTCAATACTGATCGCGAAACAATAGAAACCACAACAATGTCGGATAAATTTAAACGGATGTATTCGGCTGGTTTGATTAGTGGTGGTGGTACGATTGATTGCTTTTTTAATACAGAAAATAGCGGTCAAACAGAAAATTCATTACTAATGCTGCAACTAATAAACCGGACTGATGTTGGCAGTGAGTTTAAGTGTTTTCTGCAATTAACAGAAGATGATATCTACCCTGAAACTCAAGATATTTATTACGAATTTAATGCAGCCATAGTAAAGGCAGGCATCGAAGTAAGGGCGGACCAAGTGATTTCATGCGTTTTTGACTTTGTAACAACTGGTGAAATCCGCTTATTGATTGGCGAACCATCGGGCTACCTACTGAAAGAAGATACCGATCGTATTGAAATTGAAGAATCACTAGACTTCTTATTAACTGAACTTACCGACTAGAATAGGGCATCAGGTATTTTCTTATGGCTGACCAGCGCATATCGCAACTGACTGAACTGGGGCAAAATTCCATAGCAGCAAACGACTTGTTGCCCATTGTCGATAGCAGCTCCAGCGAAACCAAAAAAATAACAGCTAAAAGCCTGTTCCAAGGGGCTGCTGCTTTAGCGGATAACAGCACTATTGATTTAGCCACACTGAACCAAAGCAGCGCAACAAAGCTTGGCACTGTTGCCATTGCAGATGATGCTATAACAGCGGCAAAGTTAGCTAATGATTCAAGCGTCAATTATGGCCCAACAGAACCTACGGTTAATAATTTTGAAGGTCGCGGCCATGTTAGCAGCACTACTAAATACTTAAAAGTTTATGATGGCAGCGTTTACCAACAAGTTATTGCACCAACCGCAGGCATTGAAGATCTTGCGGTAATAACTGACAAGCTAGCTGCAAATGCTGTTACTACAGCCAAGGTCGACGCTTCTGGTTTAGCGGCTGCTGCAATTGCAACTGATGCTGTAATAACTGCCAAAATTCAAGCTTTAGCAGTAACCGAAGCAAAAATAGCGACTAGTGCGGTTAGTGCTACCAAATTAGCTGCTGATGCGGTAACAACTGCAAAGATCATAGACGATGCAGTTACTTATGCAAAAATCCAAAATGTAACGGCTACAGATAAGCTATTGGGTCGCGCTACCGCAGGCGCTGGCGACATAGAAGAAATTACACTTACTGCTGCGGGTCGCGCACTGCTTGATGATGCAGATGCTGCAACGCAACGCACCACGCTAGGACTTGGCACGTTAGCGACACAATCTGGCACGGTAAGTGGCACCCATTCAGGCGCTAGCAGTGGTACTAATACTGGCGATCAAACTATAACATTAACTGGTGATGTAACAGGTACAGGCACCGGATCGTTTGCTGCAACCATTGGGACTGATGCTGTAACAACTGCAAAAATTATTAATAATGCAGTTACTACGCAAAAGATTAATGATGATGCTGTAACTGCTGCCAAGATTGCTGATGCAGCTACAACAGTTATTGCAGCAGTATCCCCTAACATAAACGGTGCTTTTACTGGGCAGCAATGGTTTAATACAGTTACAAAATTACCTTATGTTTGGAATGGTTCTGAATGGCAACAAACTGCTGGCATTGTAAATAGTTTTGTATTTGCTGATACTACTCCGCTTACTTTTAGTGCGGCTGTAGACTTAACAGGTGTTGTGACAATTACAAGCAGTCTTGACACTCAAGCCGCAGCGACAATACTTAGCGGCCCTACTACGGGCAGTGCTGCTATACCTACATTCAGAGCATTAGTTGCTACTGATTTACCAGTAGCTACCGCAAATACTAACGGTGCAGTGCAACCAGGGACGGGGCTTACCGTTACTGGCGGCGTATTAAATCATACAAGCTCAGTAACGGCTGGCACCTACACCAAAGTAACTGTAGATGCCCGGGGGCATGTTACTACTGGCGCAACATTAAGTGCTGGCGATATACCAAGCATAGATACATCAAAGATTACAAGTGGTACATTTCCGGCAAACTTAATTGGCACTAGCACTATTACTGGTGAAAAATTAGCTAATTCGTCTACAATAAAATTTGGTGGTAGTGGGAGCACATCTGGAGTAGTAGAATTTCCTACGGCTGATTTCCAAGGGCAATTGTTTTGGGATGAATTAAATGGTGATTTATATATTTGGAATGGTAGTGCATGGCTATCAGTTACGGTAACAAGTGGTGAATTAGTTTTTGCAGGTATCTATAACGCAGCAACAAATCGTATGACTTCTGTATCGGCAGCCGGTTTAGGATTAAGTCTTGCCGTAGGTGGTGTATTACCTAATTCATCTGAAACAAACAAGCAGTACTATGTTGTAGTAGGAACACCAGGTCAGGGTACGGCACCAGCCCCTGCCGTGCAATTACAGCCCCCAGATTTCTTGATATCCGTCGGAACGTCATGGACGCTTGTTGATGTATCAACAACAGTTGCAGCAGCTAATAGTGCTGCAATTATTGAATTTATACCTGCGGGAGATATTGTAGCAACTAATGTTCAAAGTGCAATTGAAGAATTAGATGATGAAAAGCTATCAATAACTGGCGGCACAATAACAGGCAACTTAGAAATTGGCGCAGGAGGCAGTTTAACTTTTGAAGGCAGCAGCGCAGACGCACATGAAACTACTATTACAGTTGTAAACCCTACTGCTGATCGCACCATTACATTCCCAAATGCTACTGGAACGGTAATAACAACAGGCGACACTGGAAGCGTTACTAGCGCAATGTTGCTGGATGGCACGATTCTTGATGCTGATATAAACGCATCTGCTGCTATTGCTTATAGCAAACTAGCTGCATTAACAAGTGCAAATATACTTGTTGGCAGCAGCGGTAATGTAGCTACTGTTACAGCAGTTACTGGCGATATATCAATTAGCAATACAGGCGTTACTGCTATTGGTTCGGACGTAATTATAGATGCTGATATTAAATCTGATGCTGCTATTAGTTACAGTAAACTTGCTGCATTAGCAAATGCTAATATTCTTGTAGGCAGCAGCGCAGGCGTTGCAACTGTCAGGCCAGTTACTGGCGATATATCAATTGGCAATACAGGCGTTACTGCTATTAGTTCTGGCGTTATTATTGACGCTGATATCAATGCTAGTGCTGCAATTGTTGATACTAAATTAGCGCAAATCACAACAGCAGGTAAAGTTGCAAACTCAGCAACCACTGCAACAAATGCTAATACTGCAAGTGCAATTGTTGCACGCGATGCAAGCGGCAACTTTAGCGCTGGTACAATCACTGCTGCATTAACTGGTACGGCATCACTTGCGACTAGCGCCGCTACATGTACAGGCAATGCAGCTACTGTTACCACCAATGCAAATTTGACTGGTGATGTAACTAGCGTTGGTAATGCAACTGCCATTGCTGCTGACGTTATCGTTAACGCTGATATCAATGCAAGTGCTGGTATTGTCGATACCAAGCTTGCAACTATTGCCACTGCGGGTAAAGTAAGCAATAGCGCTACTACCGCGACCAGCGCCAATACAGGCTCAACGATTGTTGCTCGTGACGGCAGTAATAACTTCTCTGCTGGAACCATTACGGCAGCATTGACAGGCGCAGCTTCTTCCAATGTGTTGAAGGCTGGCGACACGCTGACGGGCCCTCTGCTGGTTGCGGCGGGTACGGCTTTACTCCCTGGACTGGCTGTAGCTGGGGATCCTGATACTGGTTTCCACAGGCCCTCGGCTGATACACTGGTGCTAGTGACTGGTGGCCTCGAGCGTTACAGAGCCACCTCGGTTGGACGTTTTCAAGTTACTGGTCCGTATGACAGCAATATTACTGCAGTTACAGCACTTGATCTGGACCTTTCCACTTCCAATTATTTCACTAAAACAATTAATGGAAACAGCACCTTTACGGTAAGCAACACTCCAGCCAGTCGCGCTTTTGCCTTCACGCTAGAAGTCACCCACACCAGTGGCACTATTACATGGTTTAGCGGTGTAGAATGGCCAGGCAGTACGGCTCCCACGTTGACCACAGGCAAGACCCATTTGTTTATGTTTGTCACTGACGACGGCGGCACCCGCTGGCGTGCGTCTAGCTTGATCAACTACACCACTTGATATGAACCCAATTACACAAAATTTATTAATGGGAGCCGCAGGCGCTTCTGGCGGCGCAAAAAGAAGTAATTACATAGCAATTTCAACCCAAAACACAAACCCCTATGTGAAAGTTTATTCATGGTCACCCGCTGGCTTTGGTAGTGAATACAGCGATCCGCAACCATTGCCTAATAGCGGAACATGTGTACGGTTCAATTCTGACAGTTCAGCTATAGCTATAGGATCATCAACAGGAGCTCCTTGGATCAGTGCTTACCCATGGTCATCTTCTGGTTTTGGTACTAAATATCTTGATCCAGAGACAGTATTAGCGGGCACAGTAAATAAGATAGCTTTTAGTCCCGATGGATTGGCTGTAGCCATGGCGCACACCAATTCTCCGTTTATTTCTGCTTACCGATGGTCATCTTCTGGTTTTGGCAATAGATACAGCAATCCACTAACGCTTCCATCTTTTGACACGAGGGGCAGCTCAATAACATTTAGCCCTGATGGCGCAACTGTAGTAGTAGGGGGAGGTCTCAGCCCCAATGCTGCTGCTGCTGCTTACCCATGGTCATCAACAACTGGCTTTGGTACCAAGTATGCTGATCCCTCCTTTCCGGGCTTTACTTCAATCGCTGCATATGATGTGAAATTTAGCCCAGATGGCAATCAAATAGTTTTTGCAATACGAAGCAGTCCCCGCCTTGCGGCTTATCCCTGGTCATCATCAACTGGTTTTGGCACTAGATACACCGAGCCAGCAACGTTGCCTCAAGGTATAACAGCGGGAGTTGCCTTTAGCCCTGATGGTTTAGCAGTGGCTTTTGCACACATGGACAGCCCGCATGTTTCTGTTTACCCTTGGTCAGCCAGTGGCTATGGTACTAAGTATGGTAACCCTGCAACGCCACTGCCCAGTATCTTAGGGAGATCCGTAGATTTTAATGCTGATGGCACGGCTATAGCGCTAGCCTATGATTATGATTATGGCAATCACAAGTGCATTTCAGTTTACGCATGGGACTCATCATCTGGTTTTGGTACTGCTTTCACTGCGCCAAGCTTCGCCACTGGCACGGTGTTGCCTCAAGTAAACTTTAGCCCGAACTAAACTTTCCCATGAACAAACTCGCAATTCTCAAATCCGCTCTCGAATGCCGCAACAATGAGATCGCAGACTACCAAATTAACATCGACAATTACGCCCGTGCTATCGACAAAATTAACACAGAGCACGCCGATAACACTGCCATTATTGAGTTCAAGGACAACTTGACACATTTGCTTTCTACTAGCAAAATCGAACAGCTTAAGGCCATTATTATCCGTGACGTTATCGCGGATCAAATTGCCGAATTGGAGGCTGCCTAATGTTTTATGCTAAACTCACCGCCAACAAAACAGTTGAGCGGTATCCTTACACACTTACAGACCTTAGGCGGGATACCCCCCGCACTAGTTTTCCTGGACAAATTGACGATGCTACCGCTGCATCTTTTGGGGTGGTGCCGGTCAGGCCAACCACTCCTCCACGGGAAACACACACCATTAATTTGAAGCGCACCGCAATCTTAAACGACAGTATCTGGGTGGAAAAATGGCTTGAAATACCAGCAACTGAAGAACAAATTCAAGAACGCACTGCTTCTTGTGCTAAAGACGCAAGACAAAAACGTAATCAACTCCTAGCCGAGTGTGATTGGACGCAGTTGACTGACGCCCCAACACTTGCTTCCGCTTCTTGGACGGCTTACCGCCAAGCTTTGCGTGATGTTCCAGCACAACAGGGCTTCCCATGGAATATTATCTGGCCTAGCGCAATGCGTACCCTGGGGTTAAAGTAGCAACTAAGATAGGCGTTGATTCATTGTTTAATTATGGCTTGCAAAAAAAGCTCACTAGTGACTGCCATCAATTCTTATGTGGCTGCTCGTTTGACTAACGACAATCCTTTGATCAATGCTGCAGCAAGCATGTTGCAACCATTGCTTGATTCCATTGAATATGCTCCTGAAGAAGATGAAGCCACTGGTGTCGATGATGAGATAGAAAGCTGATGGGAATTAAATCACAAGGAGGAAACGCAGCCCTCAAGCGCCAGCATGATCCTGGCGCTCCCAAGACTACTTCCATTGGTCAAGGTAAACATTCACGGCCACGACGAAAAGGTAAGAAGCCAATGAGAGGACAAGGTAACGGCTAAAACAGTTAAGATGAATAGAGTTTAAAAAGGTTACCATGGCCCAACTGTATCTGCTGTGACATTTGACTTAGCAGTATTAACCTTAGAATTGGGACTATGATCTACCCAGCATCTTACGACACGGTGATCCTCCAAAATTCCACTTGGCAGGCATCAATAAGGGCAACGGAGAATCGTCAATTACTTACTGACGTTGCCATTGCTTCTGGCTTGGTCACTTTTATCAAGCCTTGCCATTCGTTGCTTGCTGGAGAAAAAGTGGTATTTACCACGGATTCTGGAGCAACAGTGCCTTGTGGGCTGAATCTTAATTCAGTGTATTTTGTCATCGCTTCTGGTCTTACTAGTGAAAATTTCAAGGTAGCAACAACTATTAGCGGTTCGCAAATTAACGCAAATGGCACTGCTTCGGGACAGTATTACGTGGCAGAGCCAGTAAATCTTACAGGCTATACCATTGATTCTGATCTTACGGGATTGGTAGATGCAGCGCAAGTGGCCACTTTTGTTTGCACAAGCCCGGCTCCTGAAGATGGTGAAATTTTAATGACAATGACACCAGCCGTGTCATCTGGCATTGAAGCAGGAAGGTATAATTATGACTTGAGTCTTACTAATACGAGCGGCGAGCGTTATTATTGGCTTACGGGTGTCGCAACTGTTCAACGCACCCACTCAAGGAATTAAAAATGAGCACTGTTCAATTAGCCATTGTTGATTCCGACTCCTCTTCTGTAGTAATTGCAGTGCCTGGCATCCAGGGGCCTGCAGGAATTGCTGCTTCTGCCCTCACTGTGTCAGGGTTTTCATATAGTTTTAGTTCTATTAACAACAATCGCTTGGCTTTATTTACTGCTAGTTCTGGCATTACAGCCGTAATACCTTCAGGATTGGCAAATGGCTTTAATTGCTTGGTGGTGCAAACAACCGCCAGTGGACAAGTGACAATTTCTGGTGCCAGTGGAGTAACAGTTAGACGTGCGCTAAGTGCCACTAAGACTGCTTATCAATATGCTGTTGCTAGTATTATCAAGATTGGTACGGAAGAGTACCTTTTGTCAGGAGAGGTGATGGCATGAGTATTGTAATTCCCAATCTTCGTGCTGCTGTTGCCGTTCCTAGATGGGCCAAGAATGAACTGTGGCGCAAAGCCCTTGCTGTACCATCACTTGATTTACGTTTTGCTGATAATAAGTTATTAACTGATGCGATTACAGGAGCTAACCTCGTCACGTTTAACCGCGCCAGCCCCGGCACGTTTGTGGGTAGCAATGGGTTAATTCAGTCGGCGGTGACGAACCTGCTGCTGCGGAGTGAGGAGTTTGGAGTGTCATGGCAAACAAGCAATACTACAGTATCTCCGAATGCAATAGTAGCCCCCAATGGAACGCTGACTGCCGATAAAGCAATAGCTACAACAACCAACGGCGCACATCAACTTTTTCAAATAACTAGCGGCACCTCAGGAGTCACATATACAACCTCATTTTATGTAAAAGCCGGTGAATACAATCGTTTTAACTTCGGCCCCGGTAACACTGCAGTAGGAGGAGACAAAATTGCAACAATAAACCTTAGCTTGAGCAATCCGGTTGTCTCACAAGATGCTATTTTTAATAGCTCAGCGTTTGCAACCCCTGTAGGCAACGGGTGGTATCGAGTCGGCGCTACTTTTACGGCAACGGCAACTGGAACGATGACACTTGCTGTTTTGCAGACGATTATTAATAATTCGGGCTCTTCTTCCTTTGCGGGCGACAACACCTCTGGCATCTACCTCTGGGGCGCCCAACTAGAGCAAGCTTCCACTGTTGGTGAATATATCCCCACGACATCAGCGATCAACTCTGCCCC